ACTTTTTGAGGCAGTTGATCGAAGAACAAGTGTTTGTAGACTTTGATGGTTTCCAGAATTTTCTTTTCTACCGGATCTTTCTGGAATAATTCGTACCCCTTTTTCGGGTGTCGTAATTTCTTTTCAGTCACATTCATCTCCTTTTTTAACGGTTTCTGGTGTCAATTCTTGCATGAACCCACTTTCGGGTCAACCCATTGTTGCATCTTTCAGAAATATCAGATATTCTCGAAATCATGAAAGATAGAGAACGAGACATTTTGGGTTACGTGTTGATGGAGATGGACACGCGGAAAGGCCAGTTACCGATCATTGCTCAACGAACAAAAATACCGTACCGTACTTTACAGAAGTTAAGTTTTCGGGAAACGACGAACCCGCGAATCCAAATGGTGCAAACTCTCTATAACTATTTCCTGGGGGCGGATTGATCGTATATTTACATCTCCTTTAGCGACCATGAAGCCCCACATNAAATTAAAAATAAAGGAGATTATTATGGATTTGGAAGCCAAATTTTTGCGTCGGAACACCGACCCGATCACCAGCCATCAATCCGCGATGGATATTCTGCCCAAAGTTACCTTGTTACGAAAAAAGGTTTTGAAGGTTGTACATGAGCATCCTCGACGAACTGCGAGGGAATACGCTTATCTCCTCCACGATATGTTCCCCGAAATCAAATTATACGATTGTTTCCATACTCCCAACCGCCGGTTAAGTGACCTTGAAAGATTGGGTTTGGTTGAGAAAGCCGAAATACGAAAATGTACTGATTCGCAGAAAAATGCGACGACCTGGGTGATCACTGAGCTAGGTTCTGATTTAATTTATGAAAGCATGACAGATTTCATGCAGTAGTTGAAAGTGCGATGCGACCTTTGGAGAGATCGCACCGCTATCCGAAACGGGGTTTTTTTGGGAGCTTCGGACAAAATTAGTCTATCAAAAGTATTCCAAAAAACCAATTTCGCGTACTCCTGACGATACGAGGAGCGTTTGTCGGTCGCTGCTAGGAAGAAAAGCCGACTAGGGGATATACGACCCGCCATGTCGCCCCACCGGTGAAGCTCGAAAGAGTTTAATCATACGGAAGAATGACCGGAGCTTTTTTGAGCTTTTGAAGGTAGGATAAGGAGANAAATATCCAATGCCCTTCACCGGAAAATGGCGAATTGTGGGCGAACATAAAGGAGATAACATGAAAAACGAGATATTAGATCCACCCGATTATTTGCCGGTGGCATTGTGGGAGGATTTTGTTGCCTACCGGCGAGAAGAAAAGACCAAAAAGTTTACAATAAGAAGCCAACGTATGTTTTTGAATAAACTAGAACGGTTTCGCTTGGAAGGATACGATCCAGTGTTGCTTCTCGAAAGTGCCATGGAGTCGGAATGGCTCACAGTTTATAAAAAGGAAGATTGCCGATATGGAGCGAATACAGAATCTAATAAAAAACAATCAGCCGTCGAGCGAGTACGAGAAAAAGCCAAGGCTGCCCACAGAGACAATATCTACGCTTTGGGTAACTTTGACTGAGTTATACGGTAGTAAATTCGTGTCTCAATATGGCGAGGAGCCTTGTTCTAGTTGGATAGTGGGATTACATGGTCTTAGCCCTAAACACATAAAACGTGGTATTCGGAATGTGGTAGAAAGTGGGGAGGATTGGCCACCGTCATTACCGAAATTTCGCAAAATGTGTTTCGCCGGTGAAGGGTGGCAATCGAGACAAGAATATGTCCCCCAATTAACTCACGAACCTAGCNAGGAAGAACTGAAGGAGAATATTGAAAAGGTCAAGGAGTTACGAGCAATCTTACTAGGTTGTTCTAAAGACGACCTATGAAATGGACAATTAAAGGTAAATACTGGATGGCGAGTAATAATGGTAAATTTACTATCAGCAAAAGCAGTATAGGGAACAATAAATGGCGGTATACGCTTTGGGATCGCAACACCAAAAAGAATCTGGGAGTCTACAGAACCGCCGAAGAAGCCCAAATAAACGCCAACAAAATCGTCAAAAACTTACCTAAATTCTCTCCCGTATTCGGAGATGAAAACCTACAAGGAACACATACGGTATCCACCAAATACGAAAACTGGAAGAAAACACATAAAAACAAATAGGGGTTATTATGATTGATGAATGTGAGGGATATTGTGGGGTTTAAATATTTACCAAATGAAAAAGATATAGATGAAGTTTTGGAACGGTTACCAGATTCCGATGCGGAATATGCTCGTTCTTGTGCTGATTACACTTCCGCTAAATTGGGTCTTCCTATAGCGAAAGCTAAAGGGCAACCTGACACCGGAACCATCGCCGAAAAGGAACGTGTAGCGTTACAAAGCGATGTATACACCCAGGCTAAAGANAAGCTCGTTGAGGCTGAATTTAAACGAATGAAATTAATGTTAGAGAGAGAACGGCTTATTATGACTGTTGATGTTTGGCGGTCTATTAATGCTAATCAACGTAAATCGTGAGTGTTCATTTTTCTTCTGACAAAAGTGATTGGGCTACTCCTTCGGTTTTTTTTCATCGTTTACACGCCGAATTTAATTTTACACTGGATGTATGTGCGTCCCCTCACAATGCTAAAGTCTCAACGTTTTTTACGGAACAAGACGATGGATTAAAACAACACTGGCATGGCATTTGTTGGATGAACCCACCATACGGCAGACAAATTAACCAATGGATAAAAAAAGCATACGATTCTGCTTGTTTGGGAGATGCGACTGTTGTTGCATTGATACCCTCGCGTACTGATACTAAATGGTGGCATGATTATGTTTTATATGCTGATGATATTCGTTTTGTGAAAGGGCGTTTAAAATTTAACAATCATTCTAATTCTGCTCCATTTCCTAGTGCTGTGGTTATNTGGAGAAAAGGAATTAACAATAAAGAATACGAAAGTCGTTTATTTTCTACTATGTAAGGAATTTTTATGGCCAAAACTAAAACAATTACATCTTTACGCAATAAGTTATGGAAGTTAACCAGTTTATATGTTCGTTTACGCGGTTCAGACTTTGACGATAATTGCTCATGCGTAACGTGCGGTCACACTAGACATTATAAAGAAATGCAAGCTGGTCACTTTATCGCGAAAGCACAAGGTAATGCTACCGCGTGGGATCTTCGGAATATTCACCCTCAATGTTACCGGTGCAACATTAACCTGGGTGGAAACGGTGCGGAATATTTTCCTTTTATGCTTAACACGTATGGTTCNGAAGTAGTTGATGAATTACGTCAATTATCCAATACGTCGCGTAAGATNAGTCGCGTACAATATGAGGAAATGATTGAACATCTACAAGAAAAACTACAAGAGTTAATTAAACAACGTGAAAATCCCACCTATTGGCAAGACATAGAAGCTCAAGAGAACGAATTGCGTAAACATTGGACACATTGGGCATTACAGCACATTAGTTAAATTTCAAACGTCCACCACAACAACGTACCCACTAAATACCCACAAATACACGTTAACGTCACTAACAATATAATCAAAAAATAAATAGACCGGCAGAAATCGCCAATCGCCGTTAACTGATTCTTCTTATCTAGCGTCTTCAACCTGACCATAAACATTAAACGTCAAAGCATTGCCCGTACCAGACCGTACCCCTAACGTTCCAGATACCGCTATAGTTATCGCTCCTGCGTCCAAATAGGCTTGTAAATCAACGTAACCACCACTAGCTATGCTGCTGTCCCAGACGACGGCGGTTGTTTCGTCATAGGTCGACCCATCGTCATCGTGAAATAAACGAAAAGTGGCAGCCGACCCTGTGGTATTGACCACTATAATGCGGGAAATAGACGTTTTAAGAGTAGCAGTATATGCCGTACTAGCCGTAGTATTCGATGGCCTAGTTTGGGCAATAAGAGAACCAGAAGTCGCCATTATAATAAATCTGTTTGATCAACCGCAAATGTTGAGGTTCCAGCCCCTAATGCCGGTGCTAGTAATTGTCGTGAACCACTTTGAACTAGTGGAGCATTTAACGCTCTTTTTACATTCGGGAATTGCAAGGTTCTATCTAACAAACCTAAAGTTTGAGGTGTTGCTAATCGTTGTGCTCTTGATCCTGGGGCTATTAATGATCTACGCATTGTCGGTTGTGTGCTTATATAACCTGTTATTAACGAACTCGGAGTAGTTACTGCTCTAGTTACTGCCCCTCCAAACGGCCTTAACATTTGGCCAAGAGTTGATGCAAATGAATACATTGACAAACCACCAGATGCTAAATTGGTATCTATGTTTCCTAAATTCATTACTGCATCTCTACGATTACCAGAAGTACCGCCAGCCCCAAAATATTCATAGGTATCTGCAATAGTTTGTAGTTCATCTGTTAACTTTTTATCTTGATTGATTTTATGCAATTTTTTGGCTTCTACGTTATCACCTGATAACGATTCTTTTACTGCATTAGTTTTTGCGTAATCAATTCTAGTCTTGTTGTAATTATTTATTAAACTAGCAAAATCGGGAACTTCTATGTCTATTGGAATACCTTTATCATCTATAATTTGTCCTGTTTCATTAAAAGTTAATTTTTCTGGTAATGGTACTTCTTTATTTGCCCATCTTGAGCTTAAATCGCTAAAATACGTTTCTGCATTGTCTTCTAAAATATCCGCTATTTCTCCAGCTATTCGACCACTTTCTGAATCGCCTGTTGAATATAATTTACTTTTAGCTTGTCGTAATGCTTGCATCGTGTCGATATACATATCTGGATCCATAACATCTTTATTTATAATCCTTTGCATATCATTAATAATATTGTTATGCGTGTCTCCTAATACTCCTCGTAAAGTTTGTTGTAACTTCAATCGCCTTTCCAACAATCCTTCTAATTTAGTTTTTGATTCTGGGCGTATTCGTATTTTGCTTGCTTCGTTAATAAAGTTATCAAATGCTTTAGCATCATCTACACTTTTAAAAAATTGATCATATGATGGAAGATTATCAGGATTATCTACTTTAAAATAATCTCTAAGCAATGTTTCTTTAAACTTCTGTGCTTTAGAACCTGTTTGTCGTAAATCCTCAAATTGATCACTTAAAGTTGTTAAACGAGCATTTACACTGGATCTTAATGGTGCATCTTCTGATAATCCTAATGCTTTTCTTGCTAAATTATTCGTTACCATTTGATTAATATTAGTCATGTTTTGCCGCATATCAGCAGCACCCGAACCCCATCGTGCTAATTTTATTTCCGCAGGGGTATCCCCACCCCTTATAATAACAGGATCAATTACATATCCTTCTCGTTGAGCTACTTGAGCAGCTTCTGTAATATCTGCTTGTGCTGATTTTGGTAATGGTAATCCTGTGACCGGAGAAATATTTGTTGGATCCGCAGCTAATTTTGCCCTTCTACTACTTTCTGTAGTAACACGATTTCCTAAACGATTAAGTACACTATCTGCTACCTTACCTACACCGGCTGCTAATAACATATTACCCATTCTATTATCACCCAAACTAAATGGGTCATCTCCTAATGTGGGTATTAATGCTGCTTCTGTAGCTGCTAGTTTTGGAACAGTAGTCCCTGTTACGGTAGTGGGTCGTTTTGCTCCTCGAAGCAATAAATTTCTTCCTCCACCTAATCCGCCTGCTAATAATCCATAACCCAACAAATTACCTACCAAACCTCCACCAGTTTCTTGATTAGCTGCATATTTTTGTCGGTGTGCTGCAATTCTTCTTTTTAAATCTTCTCGTCCTTCTAAAAATTCTTGTGCATCTGGCCGTTGACGTACTTTCGCCATTGATAGCAATCCTTCAAATGGATTCATTCTGCCACCACCCAATCGACCAGCAAACAATCGTGCATCACTAACAATATCTTCTAACGCTAACGGTATGCTTTCCAATGTCCCTCGGAATCCTGTAGCAATATTAGAACTGGTTCCGGTAGTTTGCTGTTGTTGATTTAACGCCTTCGCTATTGCATCTTTTACATCTTGATTTATTGTGCTACTCATATTATTACCGTTGCATTTCTTTTAAAAACTCTATGACTAGTGGTTTTAATTTACCTTCTATATTTGGTAAATTTTCCGTTAATTCCAATACTTTAGAATTAATATTAATATCGCGTTTTTTTCTATCTCTCAATGTATTTAGGTAATCTGGCATAGTTAATGCCAAATCAAACGCATCTTCTGGAATTGTTATTAAATCTGGTGTTTTATAATCTGACAAAAGAATGTCATTAGTTGTGTCTATTATTGTCGATGTTATGCTATGTTTAGATTTATATTTAGCATATTTTTCTTTTAATATATCGCGTAAAATAGTTGCTACTGCTTGTGGATTTTGAGTGTAATTAAAATCGCCACCCAAAGCACTAATTACTCTTTGTGCATCATATTCTGTCATAACCCCAGGGCCAACAACATCTTCTCTCCACTGTCCTAATAAACCATTTAATTGGGCTTGTCCTTGAACAGTTTTTAATTGTTCTTTAGTTAAATCATTCGATCCTTGACCAGCAGTTTTTTGTAAAAACGTAGAAATATTTTTAGTGAACTGATTAACTAATCTATTAAAACCTACTGGACTACTTCCTACTGTCGATACATAATTTAATAAATCATTAATACCTTTAGTTTCAACATTTAATTCTGCTACTGCTGTTTGAATTTTCGCAGCATCATACGTTTTAGCTCTAAATGTGCTTTCATCTCTCATTCTTAAATCAGGATCTTCACCAATAAATCGTATAAACGATTCATCCACTTTTTCACCATCTTTAGTTACATTAGTAATAAACCCATATCCTTTGCCTTCTGCAAATACTATTGGCTGTGGGTTTTTATAAATAGGATCATTTTTATTTACTGAAACTATTAATCCATCAGCTTTTTTTAGCTCTCCATGTTTTGCTGTTAATCCTGTTGCTGTTGATGCTGTACGTTCTTCTAATGCAGGCACAAATCCTTGTTGTATTGTTTTTATAGAATTTGGTGTAATACTAAAACCTTGCTCATCAAATTGTGCTAAAGGGTTATAAGTAACTTCTAATGTGCTTCCTTGCGGAAAATTCATTAACGATGCTTTGCTAGTGCCCATAGTTATTAATTGTTCATCAGATAAACCTAACAACTCATTTCTAGCGTGTAATTTAGTAATATCACTGGGAGTTACTTTGTTTATATCTGTTACACTCTTAATATATTCATCACGGGCTAACTCTGGGTTTCCATAATATAATGCTCTAAGTTGTGCATTTGGTAATGTATCAATCCAGTTTGATACTATTTGGTTTTGCCCTATTTGGTTTTCTAATCCCGATAATTGGTTGTAACCTTCCATTAATTGAGATTGAGAACCTAAATAATCACTCATTTGTTGACGACGTAATAACGCATTTTCCTGCGACATTTCACGACCACGACCCAGGGAATCAAATATTCTGCGTGTTTTAGAACCGCCACGACCTGTACCAAATGCTCTTAAACGGTCAATTAACGCATCGGCTCTAGTATATGGACGAGGTGGAGGTGTATCAGCTAAAAATTGCTCTGTACGACCTATACTATTTCGTAATCGTTCTATGCTCTCCCTATCACGCATTTGCCCTTCATCAAAAATTCGTTTGGCTTGTGCGGCTGCATTTTCTGCACCTAACATTCCTACATTATTACTACCGCCCAATATTCCTTGCCTAGGCATCATGATTGAATTATTCGGCCTGTCACGCATTTCGTTGCCAAATAAAACATTGCTAGACATACCAGAATAATCTTGTGGGTCATCTAATGGTTGTGTTATATCGTATTTTGGGTCTATTGCCATATTATTGCTCTCGGTTCATTGCAATATAAATAAATAAAAGTACAATTCCTACACTTAAAATACACGCTAAAACGACTAGTGTTCCTTCTGTCCATTTGCGTATTAACTCTTTCCTAGCATAGTATAACCGTTGTCGTTCTGCTTCAATTTTTCGTTGTTCTGCTACTATCTCAGCCCAAATATCTGGGCCATATCGCATTTTTAACGTCCTATGTAAGTCTACCATCAACTCAATAGAACGCTTCCTTTGTATTACCGCTTCTATAGCTTCAGCTTGTGCGGACTCTGGTTGTAATACTTTTCTCCATATTGGTGGATTTTCGGCTCGTGCTTTGGCTTTTTCAATATCTTGTTTGGCCGCAAAAAATTTACCTATATGTTGGGCACACTGATGTATTTCCGCACCTTGCTCCACCAAATTTTTTACTTGTTTTACAGCACTCGAACATACTTTGATTGCCGCAAGAACACTGAGCGGTTCTACCATTACTGCACACTTTTACCGTTTATCCTTCCTTGTAAAAAACTTATTTTTTCCCTTAACTGACTTACTTGTTCCTTTAACTGATCAATTTCCTCTACTAATAACTCATGCCGTCTATCTGCTGAATCATCAGCTTTATTAAATCGATCAATTAACTTAACTAATATTTCATATAACTCTTTTAACTTTGATGTAATTAGTTTCTGGAGAAATACCCACATTCCCGCAAGCATAACCAAACAACAACCGATTGCCGCGCCTTCGTAATATTCCATTAATCTGCATCAGCAATGGTAATAGTTCCTGCTTCTGACAATCGTTTGATAAGCGCATAATTAGTATTAGATTCGTCTAATGGCACGGCATATTTCACACCATCTATTGTCATAGCAATATGATCTTTTTTATTTGTTTGAATATCATTAACATGTTTAAAAGTGCCTGTTTTTATTTTGTTTTCGTTCATTTATAACTCCGCACTTGCTGTGTGATTTGCTGTAATCTGAGGATAATAAGAAGAGCCTGCGAAACAGGATATTTTATGAATGGTAATATGTTGTGCGGTGCTATTTGAGTCTATCCCTGTAACCGTTGGAGTTGCTCGCATTGTCACAGGAAAGAAAAGATTTGCGTACCCCAAATTACCTTTTGTGCCATACACCTGTGCATCGCCTTGATAAAAATACCGTTGACATCTTGCTAAGTTTTCTCCATAAGTTTCGTTTTGAAAAGCAGTTGCCGTATTTCCTAATTGAAGCTGTATTCCAGTGATGTGGAAGTTATTGCTTGTTGAATCTAAATTATTAACTTGGCCTACAGCCGCATTTGTAGCGTTATTAGCTGCCCACGAAGTTGCCAAAGTTCCTGAAGTGTAGTTACTCCCTGCGGCTAAATAAAATAAAATTTGTAAACTTGTAGCGTTGTCTCGGTTAAAAATTCCTGTCGTATCTCCAGCATACGTTATTGTTTTGTACTCCCAAGTATTACTGGAACTTACGGTATAAGATTTTGCAATATGCCGAGTATTGTTATTGTCATATAGCCTGACAATGTTTGTTCCCGTTTTAGTAGCATTGACCCAAAAAGACAATGTTACTGGGAGAGCATCTGCTGTGCCTTTTTTCAAAGCATATAAATCTTGCCCTTCAAGCCGTTGCTGAAATGACCATGCTTCATCTGCTGCTAGAGAACTTTCCGCAGTAGTACAATCAAATTTCATAGAGTATTGAAAACCATTAGGTACTTCAGTAGCCCGTGACATAGTAACTTCACCACCTACTGAACCTGATTCTTGTACATACCATCTATCTTGCACATGATATCCG